ATGTTAAATAGATGAACTCTCCGATCTGAAAGATGATCTTTGTAATTTATTACACCGTCCACCTTCCATTCGTCCTGAAAAATCATTCAATATTGACTCACCTTGTCTATTGTTTGTAATACATATTCTAACATTATTGGAATGGATTCTTGCTTCGCGCATGTCCTGCACCCAATTTTAAATCTTATATGAAGGAACTCCGTTAGAAGAGCTACATACTAATTAAAGATAGGATTCGTTTATCCCTGCTATAGATTTTGTGACACTTGTTTGTGTCTCGAAATTGCTCAATATTCGATAGCCCGTTCAGACCCTGACTAAACGTCTGTTCACGCGAAACAAATTACATAGTTACCGACCACATTAACAATATTTTCACTGCTTCAGATGATCCGCTCTCTTTAGCTAATTTTCAGCCTTGCCCGCTTTGTGCCGCTGAAAAGTCTGCCCTTATTGTTGCTCAGACCCTTATTGAGCAAAAATTGAAGTATCCTGCCCTTTATGACATCATTTCCCGTATTGCTCTTGCCAATGATAATATCATTCCAATTGATATTATGGCCACTATGCGTGAAGATGCTGTTCAAGCTTGTGTTTTATTTATGGCGTGTTTTCAACGCTTAGATATTGACAATTATGCTTCATTACTTGAATTTGTAAAGCAAGAGATTGTTTCCCACAATCTCGATCCTTACAAATTATTCCGCCCATTATTTGCCCCTTCCGTCCCCCAGCCCCTTCCACCAATTGATCATGATGTTGATTCCCTTAAAAACATTATGGACATGTGGTTTCCTGACCTTACTGAAGAGGGTATTGAACCTAACCCAGGCCCAAATTATGCAGACTCTTTATCTACATTTACTCAGCCTCCGTTTCAACCCCCTTTGGCCCCTTTGCCTTTGCCCTTTATTGCTGCTCCCACTTTTTTCCAAGTGATTTTGTTTGCATTGCGTGCTTGCACGCCATGGTAGATGTTCTTTTTCCTCTCCATGCTCATGCCCTCCATTGCTTACACTCTTATTGCAACTTTTTTGAATAAATTTGTTTATGCTGCTAACAACCAAGTGAGAATCGCTGCTCCTCCACGATTCTTACAGATTTGTTTCCAAATTTTTACTTTTATTCTTTCTTCCCTGCTAACCCAGTATTTGATTTTACCTCTAGTGCGCATTCTTTTATTGCGTGCTGGTATCGAATCAAATCCTGGCCCTACTGCCAACTCAAAATCTGAACCTTTTATTCCCTGTGAATCCCCGGAACAAAGTTCAGTTGACAACCGCTTAAACTTAAGTAGGAATTCTCGTCATTCTCGCTCCTTAGAGAAGCGTAATTCTAAATTCTCCACTCGCGTTTTAAATTCCTTACTTGAACAACAAGCCCTTGAAAAGAGACTAACACGTCTCCGTGCTTCCCAACGTCGTCATAAGATGACACGTTGGGAGGACTGCCCTGCTCCAACTTCTGTTGTTGTTCCCCATAACAACCGACGTCTTGAAGCTTTCCTTGCCCGAAAAGAACAATCTAAGCCCAATGCTGAAGCAAATGGTCTCGTTAAGAGACTATTTGTTAAGTGTTGTGCTAAGAAAGATGATTCAATTTATCAGTTCTTAGTATCCAAGTGCAAATTTGATGAAGCCACTGCCATGATCCTCGCCCCTGTGATCAAAGGCCTTAAGAACATGCTTATTAACAAGGTTACTGTTGGGATTGCTCTTTGCATTCTCGCCTATTACCTTGCTAAGTATGTTGGTATTGATTCCATCTTTTTTGCCCCCATTATTGCCCTTTTGTTGCATTTCGTTATTTCTCAATTTACGGATAAGATTATGACGGCCTTTTTAGCCCTCTATAATTTTATTCGTAAAGCCTTTTCCACTGCAAATGACCTTTGTAACATGCGTACCATTACGCAAGATAGCTTTCCATACATTGATTGTGAATTAACCACTTCGTGTTTGTCTCTCTTTAAGACAAATCCAGATTGGAAATTCCAATTTTTGCGTGACTGCTATTACTATGGTTCTGCCCTTAAGACCAAGTTCATCCTCGATGTGCCCATTGAGGTTGCTGAATTGCTTCTTCTGGCTAATAATACCAAAATGGACCCCACTGAATTAGGTATTTTACAAGCTAAATTGCGTTCCGACCCTAGTGAATACAAGCCTGCCCCTCCTGCTTGTGCTCATTTAGCTGAAGCCAATTCCCTTCCTGAAATTATTGCTTATGTTACCTCTCCTGTGCGTGACGTTTTTGCAAGTGTTCAACTTATTTCAGAAACCTTTCAACTTCCTCAAGCCCTCGCTTGTTATTCTTCTACCAAGAAGTTTATCAAGCAGCTTGAGGAGGTTTATCGTGACCTTTACCCGACAATTTTCGAATATGTTACTGGTAAACCTTACGTTCCTCCTGAGATTGCCAAGTACTTAAACATATTTGGCGACATTTCCACAAAAGTTCATGCTACTCTTAAACAGTCCCGACAATCTAATATTCTTCGTGAAAACAACGAATTTAGATTACAGATTGTTGATCAGTATGAACAGTTACTTGATGCCCAAATGAAGTTACTAGCTCTTAAAGCCCCCACGACCTATATGATTCCTTTAAGCCGACTTGTGACAGAAATGTCACATTTGGCCGATGAGTGTTATAACCGTGCTAGAGGTGAAGCGATTCGAGACGAGCCTGTGCTCGTTTTCCTTCGTGGACCCCCTGGTGCTGGTAAAACCACTATTGATCATGCCCTTGCCCTTATTTTTGGCCAACGTTTGTCCATTCCTGTCAACGTTCGAACCGACTTCTTTTCTCGAGAAGTTGGTGTTGAACACTGGGATGGTTACGAAAACCAAATCTTTGTCAATTTTGACGATGCCTTCCAATTGACTGATCCCGATAAACAAGCCCAAACTATTCTCGAACTCATCAAAGCCAAGAACACCGCTGTTTACAAACTCACTATGGCCGAACTCAAAGATAAGAAGAATTCTTATTTTAATTCCAAAGTGATTTTTGTAAGCACAAATGTGCTTAATGTTGTTTGTGACAAAGTCGCCAATATCGGCGCGTTTTATCGACGCGTCGATTTTGATGTCTCTGTTAAAGAACGTCCTCGACCCCATGCAGATGGTTCACTCAACTTTGACTATGACCTAACGGTCAATGGTCAGAAGAGTGATATCACTGTCTTAGCTGATTCCATTGTTGCCTTGCACAAGTTCCGTGCTGTTAATGACTCCAATGTGTCTGCTGCTTTGGCTGCATTTGTGAAATCTCAACCCGTTACCGCTTCAAACCAACTAATTCCTCCTCGTGAGGATGTTAGAAGTTTTGCCGTGACGGATATTTCATCCATGCGACCAAAGAAACCTGCTCCGCCCATACCCCTTTCTATCGTTCCAAATGGCCTAATTGAGGTTGTTCACCGTAAGGTGAGTAATTTCTTAGATGGCTCTTGGACCGCTCGCTATAACAGCTTATTTCAAGGTGCTTCCAAAGCGCTTAGTTCTATGCTAGATTTTTCCAGTGATTATTTCAAATGGTTGTCGCTCGTAGCTGTTACCGCATCTGCTGTCATAACCATCCGCACTCTCTGGAAATTCTTTTCCAACACTATCTTTCCTAACTCTCGTAAAGTCAAAGATCAATTGACTGGAGATAAGAAAGTAGTTCATTCTTCGTCTAAAGAACAAGTGCGTGAACAACTTAAACGTACTCAAAAAAAATTAGACAAAAAGCTTGTTGCTCAAGTTAAGAATCTGGCCAACAGCGCTTCTCAGCGCTGGTCCCAAGCCATGATTTCTTATATTGAAAAACAAGGTTGGCAATCTGAACAATGGGTTGCCGATTCCTTAGCCTCAATTCAATTTTATGATGAAATTCAAACCTCGTCACAAGAATTGGAAGATCTTAAGAAGCTTAAGCAAAACATAGTTGACATAGTTACTTACTATACTTATCAAGATGTCACCTACCAAATGTTTGGCAAAGCTCTTATTCTAGACCAAGACCACCTTATCACTACTTCACATCAAATGCCCCGTAATTGTCACATTGACAATGTTGAATTGAAGTTTTGTGGTAAAGTTGTCAACGTTAAGAATCACACTGCCCATCATATTGAAAATTCCGACACGTGTGTTTTGACTCTGTCCACCTTTCTTCCCCACAGAGACATTTCATATATGTTTGCCCCCATTTCCGATATTACCGCCATTTGTGAAGATGTACATTTACTTCGCAATTTTGACGACACTCTTACTATCTGTCCCGTACAAGACTTTGAACCCCTTGACAGAAGTGTCGATTACAAGACTGACTACAATGAGATCATTCATTGTGGTTCTGTTTTTCAAAGTAAGATAGCTGTGTGTGTTGGCGATTCTGGTTGCTTTTATGTCCAGCGACATTTAGGCCGTTTCAGAATCGTCGGTATGCACGTTTCCTCAAGCAAGTCCGTTGCTTTTGGTCGTTTCATTAGCCGTGAAATGTTGAAGGCTTACCTTAAGCCTCCAAGAAAAGCTTCTACACCTTTCGACAACATTACTCAAGCCATTGAGACTTCCTCCAGATCATTTGACCACCAACTGGCCGTCAATTCCAATTGTGTTCCCATTGGTATTGTTCGACCTCGGACTATGATCTCTTCTCGCTCCAAAATTCATCGTAGCTTCTTGTACAAGGATAAGGCCCTTCCTCCTCCAGAGGAAACTCCTGCAGACCTTAGAAGAACCTACAATGAGGATGATCCACTTTTAAAAGCAAACTCCAAATTCAGGCTCAGAAATGAACCTGTTATTGATAGTTCTCTTAAGAATGAAATTATCCGTGCCCTCCTAGATGAACATCCAAACTTCACTAGGAAAACTTTTTACTCCAACAAAGAAGCAGTTGAGGGGACTCATGACATGCCCAAAATGAACATGACCACGTCCAGTGGTTACCCAGAGTCCGCTCTAGGTAAGACCCCCAAAAATGCCCTTAATGAAGAAGATTGGATTCGTATAACCAAATTGGCCGATGACATGCTTGAAGACTTGTATAATGGAATTCCTCCCCAATCCATTTATCAGACAAGCTTCAAGGATGAAACTAGGCCTTTTGAAAAGGTTAAGAATCCTCGAGTTGTAAACTGTGCCTCCGTCGCCCTTACTATTCTGTTTCGCAGAGTATTAGGGCCTTGGATGAACATGGTTCACAACAATCACAACAACATACGTACTAAAGTAGGTATCAATGCTCATGGTATTGATTGGAAGCTTCTCTTTGACTCTTTTATCAAAGTTAGCCCTGACAATATCATTGAACTTGACTACAAAGGTTATGAGTACAATCATCCTCAATTTGGCTTTCTCTTAGCCTCTGATTTTATTTATCTCCTAGCGCTCCGCTCAGGCTTCTCCCCTCGAGATGCTGAAGCCATGCGCCTTTTGGTTCGTTCTTGTTGTTCCGGTTATGTTTTGCAAGGTGAAGTCCTACTCTTTGTATGGATGCTCCTTTCTGGCCTTCCGATAACTGCAGAGCTCAACTCTTTGTTGAACTGTATTTACCAGATGGTCTGTTATAAACGTTTAACTGGCCTTCCTTTGGTTGAAATGCGCAACAAGGTTGCCTCCGCTTTTTACGGCGACGACCTTGGACACGCAGTGCACGATTCAATCAAACATTTGTTTAATGCTATTACTGTTCAAAAGTTCTGTAAGGACTTTCTTGAAATGCAGGTGACTCCCGCCTCAGACAAGAATGGTTCTTTTACTGAATTCATTAACATTTTACAATTTTCCTTCCTTTGTCGCAAGTTTTCCCCTCGCGACAATCGCGTAGATGCTCCGCTCAAATTGACTTCCTCCACCGATTCATTGCAGTACTATATTCCTATAGCTCATATGACTCAGAAAGAGTTAATTTCCGCTAAGTGTCGCTCGTTTATCACCGAGTTAACGCATTACCCCAGGGACCTTTTTGATCATTGGTCCCGCATACTTGCTAAGTTCAAGTCTGATCACGGTTTACTCTTCGTAAACTATGATTATGACGCTGCTCTTAACAGGCGTGTTTCTGGGGTTGATGAATAATTGACCCCAACCTGGTCCTGCAAGCCACCAGTGTGTTGAGTGTGATGGTCACGAACATTGACCAGTCCCTTGAAAATTGCAGCAAGCCTTCTGTTGAACTCACAGAGGCTTTGTCCTTTGGCCCCCGGGTGTCATTAGCCCTAAAGCCGAGAGAATAAATAAATGACCAACTACATTATTTGTTTACTCGTTCTCAGTGTCGCTGTAGCGATAATCGACGCTCTTAGTCGATATGAGAAATCCCGTGAAGAAGTCACACCTAACTCTGCTTCTCAGGCCGTAGATCAGTCCAAAGAGGATTTACTCGTCCGAGATGGAGTTCGTCAAGAAGCCAACTTAACACTTGACCAAGACAACCTCACAACTAACCAAGATTCTGTTGAACCTGAAGTCGTCTCTTTGACGTCTCCGATGACAACTTATCAATGGTCACAGCCCACCTTAGAGCAGGCCCTTTCCCGATGGTATAACCTCTTTGATGTTACGTGGTCCTACACGCAAGCACAAGACACTCTACTGTCGGGTACTGATCTAAGTTATGCCCTTTTCAATATCACTGCGCTTTTTGATCGAATTAAGCGCTATAGATATTGGCGTGCAGGCGTGAAAGTTAGACTGCAAGTGAACTCGACCCCATTTCATTATGGGAGCTTGTTTGCTGCAATCATACCTCACGAAGTTGCCGCCGAACTAGTCACGCGACCCGCCGATTATTCAGTTTATGGCCTATCAGGACAAGCTTGTGCAGGGATACTTTCCGCCAATACCGGTAAGCCCCTAGAACTTGAATGCCCTTTTCAGTCACCAAACGAATATCTCGACATCACCCAACTCGCTGACGTCCGTCCTTTCTATCTTGCAGTTTCCATCATGAACCCTCTTAAGGTTGCGGGTGGTGCTACAAGTCCAACACTTCAATTATCAGTGTTTGCTCAGTTCACGGATTTGCAGATTCTCGGCCCTTCCGAAATTACTGCCAATTCTTCGAGCAAGAAGATAGTTGCTGCGGATAGAGAGCAACGCAATGCTACCAAACAAGGTACCTTAGGAAAGGTTGCTGGCGTCGTTTCTAACGTTGCCAGCAAGCTCACTGCTATCCCTGTTATTGGTTCTATTGCATCCGCAGTTGCCCCAGTTGCCTCCATGGTTGGAGGTATTTTTGATTACTTTGGTTGGGATAAGCCCACAAATATTTCTTCCCAAGTTTTCACTCACCTTCGACCAGGCCGTGGTATTCAACACGGTAGTGGCCAAGACCCCTCTGAGACCATAGGCCTTAAGCCTGATCAGAAAGTGTCTACAGAAGCCAAGCTCTTTGGCCTTGAAGACCCTACTACTAGATCTTTCCTTAAGTTGTTGCAGACCCCAATGTGGAACGGAAGTTTCACGATTGCAAACAATCAAGCCGTTGGTAACGTTTTTAAGCGACTGTTCGTCCGTCCTTATGCCCCTAACGTTATTGAAATTGGTGCTCCAGCCACCGCTGAAGTGCAGAGTCACGATTATCTATCCTACTACAGTCAGTTCTTTACTGCTTGTCGTGGGGGGTATCGTTATCTTTTGCATTTCGACACGTCCTCCTACACTACTACCCGTTTACGTATTACTTTTGAACCGTCCCGTTCAGCTGTAGCTACTATTACCGATGGTGGTGATTCATTCTCTAGAGTTATTGACATTAATGGCTCTACTACCGTATGCTTTGAAGTTCCTTATTGCTACCCTAGTTTGAGAATGCCTGTTGCGTATACCATTGCCCAGGACACGCCTGCTAACGGTCAGATACTATTTAGTCTTGTTAACCCAATACAGACTAATGGTAGCTCTACTGACGTTATCTTCGTGAACGTTTTCCGTTGTGCTAGTGATGACTTCCGTTATTACCAGGCGCATCAGTTTACTACTACGCGACTTACCCCCGTTTCTGAAGCCTTTAAGGCTAAGGCCAACTATAGGTTCACGACCAAAAGTGAATCTATTTTACCAAATTCATTAGTTCAATTAATGGATGGCCAAACCCGAACAGTTCTTGGAGACGGTCCTAAGGTGCTTTTTGATCGCATGACTGAAGATGAAGAAATTCTGTCTCACAATGATTTTCTCCATCGTTACCATGTGGCCCAAGCTTACTCTGGTGCTTTGTGTGCTCTTTATCCAATGGCCGGTGATGCTTATTACTGGCTAACTTCTTTTAGAGCTTATCGTGGTTCCACTAGACACCGACCTGGTTCTTATGGAAATCTCGATGGTCTCTATTTGACCTCACAAACCCAAGAAGACGTGATATCATGTGGTGCTTACATCCTTGATGATATTGTCCCAATCGAAGTTCCTTATAACAATAATATTCGATTTTTGCCTCTTCGCAATCCGGAGACCATCTGGAAAGATGGTTATGTGCGCAATGTCAGAACAACGACAGACGCATCGAAACCACACATGTGGTCCGCCGGCGACGATTTCACACTTGGCCTTAGAACCACACCTTTGCCAATCATGATTACCTTTTAGCCTTTTCCCAGTTCGGCTTCATGAACGATTATTTCCTTGAGACGAAG